TTATGTACTGACAACCAACCAATACGACTTGAAGCTGCTGAGATAGACTTTGATATTGGTGAGTTAGAGAATGTAGGACAACCAGCACAGCAAGGGTAAGGTAGATGGTAACATATCAAGTAGAGTTATACTCTGATGTTCTTCCAGAGCTACGGGTTATATACCCAGAGCACTATAAAGAAATAGAGCAAGAGGTTAGTGGTGGTTATGAACTAGACCCAGACTGGACTCAGTACTTTGCTCTTGAACAAGCTGGTATGTTACATGTTATTACTTGTCGCAAAGCCGATAAGCTTATTGGTTACATGTTCTACATTGTTAGTAAACACTTACATGTAAAGTTATGCGTTACAGCCTACGAAGATATATACTTCCTTCGTAAGGAATACAGAAAAGGACGGACTGGTATTCGTATGTTTCAGTTTGCTGAACAACATATGAAGTCTATTGGTGTAAATAAAATGCTAGGTACTACTAAGGTACATATAGATAACTCAAAGTTATTTGAATACCTTGGATATCAGTTTGTAGAAAAACTCTTCAGTAAATATATATAAAAAGGAATTAATATGGGTGGCGTAGTCCAATCAATCTTTGGTGGTGGTAGTAGTGGTACAGCTTCTCCAGCACCATTACCACAAAGTCAAACAGATCCGTACGGTGCTATCGGTGGTCGTACAGCGGCTGCTAATCAGCTGTTGGGTTTTATGAATAACCCATCATCTGCTATGAGCTCACCAGGCTATCAACAGCAGCTGCAACAAGGTCAGAATGCACAGCAAGCTGCTGGTGCAGCTAGTGGAACACTCCAATCAGGTGCTCAAGCTAATGCTCTTCAGAGTATGGGACAGAATACATTTGGTGCTTACTATCAACAGATGCTTGGTAACCTTGGTTCTTTGTCTGGTGCTACTTCACAGACTCCTGCTGGTGGTGCTCAAGCACAAACACAAAGTGCACAGATGGCTTACAACGCACAGAATCAGAATGCACAATCAGGGCTTGGCTTAGTTGGTATGGCTCTTGGTGGTGCTAACTCTGCTGGTTTGTTTGGTGGTGGTGGTGCTGCAGCTGGTGGTGTTGATTTAGTTGGTAGTTCAATGGGTGGTGGTGGTGGTACTGCAGAAGCTCTTGCATTGTTAGCAACACTTTAAAGGATAACATATGCCAAATTTAGCACAAGCCTTTGCAGGCGGATTTGAAAGTGGTCAAGCTATAGGCGATACTATTGTTGCCGATCGTGATCTTAAACAGGCTCAAGCTGAATCAGGGCCTGGTGCTGATCTATTTACTACCTACCAGAAGGCTGGTCAGATGGCTATGCAATCTGGTAACACTCGTGTAGCAGATAAGTTTCTTAAGCAAGCTAATGAATATAAAGGCGATGCTCTTAAAACTAAATTAGCTGAGATGACTGTTCATCATGCAGAAGTATCTGACTTTGAACGGACTATTCGTGCTAACGATAATCCTGATTCTCTTAAAGCTGCTATCTCTTCTTCTGATAAATTAAATCTACAAGAGAAATTAGAGTACACTGGTCTTGTAGACAAAGCACAAAAGAGTGGTAAGTGGGATGAGTTTCATAAAGCTATTGGTCAGTCCACTGAAACATATAAAGAACAACAAGCTACACAAATTGCAATACTTAAAGAACAATTAGCTGAACAAAAAGTTCTCTTTGATATGAATTATAAATCAGAGAAGCTACGTATTGATGCTGGTAAATCTGCAGGTAAACCATCACCAGCAGAAAAACGTGCTAGTGCTATGGAAGATTGGAAAACTAAACGTGGTATTGTTCAAGAAGAAGCAATTGAAGGTAGGCGAGCTACTGCTTTAAAAGAACTAAAAACAAAACCATACTTTGGTAAGAAGTCTATGGATGAGCGTGAGACAGAGATTAATGAAATCTATGATGCTCAAATTGATGCTAATATGAAAAAGTATCTTCCTAAAGAAGACGAAGATAAACCTATTAACGCTCTTAAAGATAAATCTAAAGATACTACTAAATCCCCTAAGAAGGGTGATGTTAAAAAAGCTAAGGATGGTACATCTTGGAAGTATAAAGGTGGAGATCCTTCTAAAGAAACTAGTTGGGAGAAAGTTTAATGGCTGGACCATGGGAAGATTATAAGGCTGCACCTGCTGAAGCAGCGCCTTCATCGGGACCGTGGTCAGACTATAAACAAGAAGCACCTGTCGAGTCTAAAGGATCAGAAGGTCCTTGGGCTGAGTACAAAGAACCTACTCCTAAAGCAGATAAACTAGGCCGCTATAAGGCTAAAGTATCTGTTGAAGCTGCTCCAGAGGGCTTTGAGAAACTACAGAAAGATATTGCTGCACTTCCTGGGGATATGAAAGCTGGAGTTAAGGCTGCTATAGAAGGCATTCCAGGGGCTGCGGGAGCTGTTGCTGGGGCTGAGGGTGGCCTAGCCTTAGGCGCTATGACATCGCCTGTTACAGGCCCTATAGGGCCTATTGTAGGGGCTATTGGTGGTGCTCTTGTAGGTGGATATCTTGGACATAAGACTGGTGAGTCTCTTAAAGGCATGGTACCTGAAGAAACTTTGTCTGCTGCTGGCTTTGGAAAAGGCCAACGAGAGGTTGAAAAGATACAACATCCTAAGGCATCATTTGCTGGTGAGTTAGCTTCATCATTACCGTTCTTTGGTCCGGGTAAAGTTGGATTGTTATCTCGTGGTTTTGGTGCTGTAGTTGGTGGTGGTATGGAGGCCGGTACGGAACTTGCTACTGAAGGTAAGATTGATCCTGGTAAGGTGGCAGCTGCTGCTACATTCCAAGGTGTCTTTGCTAAGCCTACTGCAATTACTAAAGCCATCTCTGACAAGTTAGGTAACACTGCTCGTATGGCTGCAGCTGAGGCTGCTAGAGATCCTGCTGCTTCTGAAACCACTAAACGTGATACAACAATTAAAAGTACTCTTGATCAGTTTGAAGCGGAAGCTAAGGCTGATATGGATACAAAAACAGCTCCATTAGTTGAAGCTGCAATTCGTGATAAGAAGACTGGTGCTGTTGAACGCATGGGTCCTAAGCATGATGAAGCCCGGAAAGCTGAAACTAAAGACACACATGAACAAGGTTTTCTTGATGGTGCTGGTAACTTTCTTGAGCGTAAAGAAGCTCTTAAACGTGCACGAGAAACAGAACAACTTGCTAAAGGAAAGAAGCTAGACTTCCCAGATGAGGGATTGCATAGTGGTGACCTGCGTGATTCAGGTGATCCTGCGTTTCAACTTGATAAACCTCGACAACCAAAAGAGGTTAAGACTAAACTTGATCGTGAGAAAGAGTCTTGGTCTAAAGAAGATAAACCAAAGAAAGCTCCCAAACCTAAACCCGAGAGTACTGATCCAATGGATACTGCTGGGCGCACTGATGTTGGTGAGCCTGGTGCTATTGAACCAAAGGTTAAAGATGTCAAGACTAAAGGTCCTAAAGATGAATCAAAGATCCATGCTTCTATAGCACGAAAGATTTATCATACAAAAGGATTGGAAGCTGCAAAGTCTTATCTTGAAACAGTTACTCCACATGCTTCTGTAGTTGTAGAAGATATTAAAGATCGCATTGGTATTAACCTTAATAACGTTGATGCTAATCAACGCTTAACTAATATCTTTAAATTTGATATTATTAAACTTGTTCCTGATGCAGCTGAACGTAGTGCGTTACCTGCTGCTATTGAACATGGGCTACCTCTTGAAGGTGATGCTGCTAAGGCTGCTAATCTTTACAAGATAAAGATGGATCAGATTGGTAAGATGGCAGAGAAAGCACAAGTCATCCGTGGCTTGGTTGAGAATTACGTAACACGTATGGCCCGTAAAGCTGGTATGAAAGCAGAAGAAGAGGTTGGTTTTATTCAATCAATACTTAAATCTCCTGGAGTACAAGAAGGACTTAAACCTGGTTCTCAATTTGGTAAAGAACGTAAAATAGAATCGCTTGAACAAGCCCGTGAAGCTATGGCTAAGCAAGGCATTGAACTTGAGTCTGATCTTGCTGAGATTGCACATGGTTATATGACCGATATGTACAAAGCAATTGAAGATAAGAATCTATTTAATAAACTTAAAGTAACTAAGATTGATGACAAGTACGCTATTGTAGATCCAAGATCTAAAGAAGATCATTATGGCTACAAAGTAATTGATCATGGTCCATTTGCTGGTTGGTTTGTACACCCAGATATTAAGTCTGCTCTTAACTTTGTGTTAGGTGCTTCGGAGCCAGGTCCTTGGATGAAGTCTATTCTTACTGTTAACAACGCAATTAAACGGTCTAACATTAGTGCATCACTGTTCCACGCTAAATCGCTTGCTGAAGCTTTTGTTATGGCCCGCCCATACTTAGGTGAAAAGGTTGGTCAAGGCAGTCTTAGTAGTGTCCTTAAGATACTACGTGAAGGTGGTATGGGAGATGTAGCTGACTTAGCTATCCGTGAGGGTGGTGTTAAGCTTGGTATGTCAAGTGTTGAGGACGTAAGCCACACTGCAATCGAAGAGATTGGTAAAATGGCTGATAAACTTCTTGGAGCTTATTCAGATAAGAAGATAATTCAATCTGCATTAGGTAGGGCTGAGAAAGAAACTCTTGGTCGTATTGATAGTTTTACTTGGGACTATGTACACGATGGTCTTAAATTACTTACATTCTCAAAGTTACTAGATCAAGCCGTACATGATCATCCTAATGTTCCTAAAGAAGTGCATGCTAAAGAGATTGGTCGTTTTGTTAACAATAGTTTTGGTGGATTGAACTGGTATGATATTGCTAGACAGTCAAGCAGTAAGTTTGAAGAGTCCATGAAAATGGCATCGTATTCCCCCGAAGGAAGGCGTGTTCTTCAAGCAGTTATCTTTGCTCCTGACTGGACAGTGTCAACCTTACGTTCATTTACAACAGCTCTACCTAAGAATTTACTCTCACCTGATATTGTTGGTGGTGCTAAGGGATTGTTAAAACCAAAGACTCAAGGTGACTTTGCTAGACTTTATCAAATGAAGTTTGCATTGTTGTATCTTACAGCTCTTAATGGTGTTAACATGATTACCTCTGGTCATCCGATATGGGATAATAAAGATAAGACAAGGGTTGAATTTAAAGATGGAACTACTATGCAAGCTACTAAGCATGCTATGGAGTTTATTCACTTTGCTAGCGACACTGATAAGTTTATTTCAGATAAGCTAGGGTTCTTACCAAAAGCATTTGTTATCTCTACAACAGGATTAGAGTATGCTGGTCCAGGTGCACAGAAGCTTGAAGATCCTTCTCTTGTTGGGAGGGCTAAAGCAGTTGGCAAATCTGCATTACCATTTAACGTACAAGCTTGGCAAGGTGCTCCTCAAGGAGAACAACTTCAACGTATGTTACTTGGAACATTAGGTATGCCAATCTATGGTAAGACTAAAATGCAGCAAGCAAAAGATAACTACGAAAAACGTAGACGTATGATGGAACGTAAAATGAAAGACGCACAGGACGAATAATGAAAATACTAATCATCGATGCATCAGGTGTATGCCTTGACTTTGCTTTACGGTGCCAGAACTTTGGACACACTGTAAAGTGTTTTATTAGACACAATAAGGATGGCAGTCGCTCGATGGTCGGTGATGGTGGACTCATTGAAAGAGTCTCTGAGTGGGAGAAGTATATGAACTGGGCAGATCTAATCTTCTGTACAGATAATATCTTTTACATTCATGGCTTGGAACGTTATCGTGATAAAGGTTATCCAATNATTGGTCCATCTATTGATACCAATCGTTGGGAACAAGACCGCATGCACGGTGCAGATGTAATGGAGAAGGCTGGTATTACAACTATCCCATCCACAGTATTCAAGAATTACGATGAGGCTATTAAACACGTAATGGATAATCCAAAGCGTTACGTTAGTAAGCCTATCGGTGATGGAGCCAAGGAACTATCTTACGTTGCTAAATCAGCAGCCGATATGGTCTTTATGCTACAGAAGTGGAAGAAGAGTAACGCATACAAAGGCGACTTTATCCTCCAAGAGTTCCACGGTGGTGTTGAATTTGGCGTAGGTGGCTGGTTCGGACCTGGTGGTTTCAACAAGCAGTTTTGTGAGAGCTGGGAATTTAAGAAGTTAATGAATGATGATCTTGGTGTCGCCACTGGCGAGCAAGGTACTATTGTTCGCTATACCTCCGAATCTTACTTGGCAGACCAAGTTCTCAAACCGCTTGAAGACTTTCTTCATGGCTTAGCATATACAGGTTATATTGATGTTAATTGTATCATTGATAAAGATGGCTTTCCTTGGCCTCTTGAGTTTACTATGCGACCAGGCTGGCCGCTCTTTCAAATCCAACAAGCTTTGCATCAAGGGGATCCAGCCCAGTGGATGCTCGACCTTGTCAATGGTGAGGACACACTACGTACCAGTAAAGCAATTGCTTGTGGTGTTGTTATTGCTATTCCTGATTATCCTTATTGCAAGATAGCTAAGAAAGATAATGCAGGATATCCACTCTTTGGTGTTACTGAGGAGGATGTAGTTGATGATATTCATTGTGCTGAAGTAATGTGGGGTAAAGCACCTGCGATGTGTGATGGTGAAGTCAAGATGAATGTACCTATGTTTGTTACAGCAGGTGATTATATCTGTACTGTATCAGGCAAAGGAGCTACTGTAACTGATGCACGTGAAAAGTGTTATGGTACTATTAAGAAGAAGATTGAAATACCTAATAGTATTATGTACAGAACTGACATTGGTTGTCGCTTAGAGAAACAACTGGATGTCTTACATGAGTTTGGATATGCAACTGATTGTGATTGGGAATAATTATGTCAACAAATAATCTGCCCCCAATACCACAAGATAGATTAGAAGAAAACCCAAGGTGGCGTGAGTGGTTTCGTAATTTAGGATCATACATTACTGCTGTTCAGTTTGGTACTACTGTATTGCCTATAAGCAGTGGTGGTACTGGAGCAGGATCAGCAGGAGCTGCTAGGTTTAATCTTGGTGTTGGTAGTTTGGGTACACAAAACTCGACAGCTATTTCTGTTACTGGTGGTACACTTACTGGTGTAACAATACCTTACACATGTATTACTGGACTTGCAACAGTAGCACATACAGGAGTATATAGCGATCTTACTGGCACACCAACAGGTGTTACAGCTACTATTACGACTGCTAAGTTAACTGCACTAGGTTCTAATGGTAGTATGACATTTACAAATGGTATTTTAACTGCACAAACGGCAGCGACTTAATGAAGACATCACAAAAAGGTATTGAACAGCTTAAGACATTTGAGGGCTTTCGCACTATGCCTTACTTGGATACAGCTAATAAACTTACTGTTGGGTATGGCCACCTTATGGTGCCTGGTGATGGATTGGTACAAGGTAGTCCAATCACTATGGGACAAGCAACTACTCTACTTACGCAGGACGTTGGGATAGCAGAACGTTGTATAAATACTACAAGTGTCGAGCTAACTCAGAATGAGTTTGATGCACTAGTGTCGTTTATATACAACTTAGGTACTGGTGCTTTTATGCGTTCAACTTTGTTGAAGCTACTTAAAGCAGGTCGTAAAGATGCAGCAGCATTAGAGTTTCCAAAGTGGTGTATGGTTGCTAATGGTCACAGCGACAGTATATTAAAGCGTCGGTTGTCTGAGAAGAACTGTTTTGAGAATGGAGTATATGTACCATGATACGCAAACTAAAGAGAATGTTACGCTCTAGGACAATGATGTTCTCAGCTTTGTTATTCTTATTAGGAGCTATCTCTGATAACTCATCATACATACAAGATTTACTTGATCCTAAAGTGTATAGTGTTTCTATGTTTGTTATTGGTATTATCATAGCATATCTAAGACTAACAACAACCCAACCATTGGAAGACAAATGATCTATATTCTTTATCCATTTCTTGTTGTAATAAACTTAATTGGAACAGCATTAACGTTTCCATTAGCTTTCTTACTTGTGTTGTTTAATACAAAGCAAGATGGTTGGTTAGATAATGCAACTAAGAGGGGCACCGGCCCACGCTTAATTAAACTATTGTCATGGTTTCAAACACCCGATAACAGCTTAGATGGTGATCATACGTTTCAAGTACTTTTTCCACCTAGCTGGTGGTCAAGAGTTCATTGGTTATGGCGTAACCCATTTTATGGTTTTGCGGTAAAGATATTTGATGGTTCAACAGGCATGTCATATTCAGGTGATTTGACTTGTAGTCCCACAGAGCCAGGCCATATTCTTGTTCAAGGACATGGTTTATTTCAATGGGTGTATTACAAGAAGCTTGGTTCTAAGTGTTTATATTTAAACTTTGGTTGGAATATTAAAGCATTGGTTGAGCCAGCTTTTATTACACCAGATCAGTGGCATGATAATACAGCAGTTATTAAGAACTATCCTGCTACATTTGCATTCTCACCGAGGATTGTGTAATGTTTCCAGTACCACTTTCTTTATATATTTATGCGTTCTGTGCGCTGATAACAGGTGGTAGTTTGTTTTATGGTCATTATGAACATACTAAGTATGTTGATTACCAACAACAAATAGCCCTTACTGTACAGCATCAAAAAGATTTAGTTGATCAGGAGAAACAAAGTGCTTCACTTATTACGGACAACATTGTTAGTGGTTACACTAGCTATATTAACAGGATGCGGAACAACAATGGTGCCGGCGGTTTGCGCCCCCTTTCCACAGCCTCCACAGGAACTGATGTCTCCTTCTGCACTCCAGAATTTAGTAACGCCGTTAACGAAACCCAAGTCCAATTAGAATATTTACAGAAGTGGGTAGAAGAACAGTGTAAATTGGGTTGTGCAAAGTAGTCAAGACGGCTAGAGGGTATCAAGAACATAGGGATTTTCCGTCTTTCTATCTATGGTATCAACGAATTGGCAGGCGTAGCTTGTACCCCCTCATCCATTAAATAGCAATAAAAAAGCCACCCTTATGAGGTGGCTTCTTCATTTCTACTTCTTGGTTTCTTCGTGTTGATTAGTGCCACGTATGACTTCACAAGGATAACTGTCTTCCGTCTTTTTAGCTTTAAAGATCTGATCCCAGTTGTTGTCAAACGTTTCTTGGTCTTGTGGGGCAATAGGCTTGTCGCCTTTGCCACCGTCATGTCTACTTCTACGCATTACTTCTCCGTCATAAATATTACTCTAATAAAGATTAGATGTAAGATAATAATGGTGTACATTTTATTATCTTCCTCATAGTCATCAATGTATTCAAAGCCTGTTACAAGGCCTCGAACAAAGTCAAATGATATTTCACACATATTCACAAGCTCCATTTACACAAGCTAATTCATGGTGATTGATTGTAGAGTCGTCTTCTTCGAATGCATTGAACTCTTCCCAACTAATTTCTGGGAATGTGGCTTTAGCAGCTTCGTAGACTTCTTTTGTACAATCTTGATATGGTGCTTGTTGATAAGAGTGATCATTGAATGGTAGGAAACTGACCCCCCCGACATCATCAAAGTTTTTGTAAACCCATGCACCAACTTCCATCCATTCCTCTTCACGTACATATACTGTAATAGATGGATTGTGTTCACACCAGAATTGTTTGAACTTAAGGTAATGTTGAAGTTGTTCTACTGCTGACCACTGCTTACGTAAGACTGAACCTTCAGGAGATTTTTGTGGGAATGAGAAAACAAGGTTACTGTCATTCATCACATCAACTTCGACGGGTACACCTTTTTCTTTAAGGAAGATAGCAAGTGGATCTTTTATATCTGCACGTACAGTGCGAATGTAATAATCACTATGTCTAGGATGAATACCACTAGCCGAGTCAACCAACTGACTAACTGTACCGCTAGGCTTAACAGTAGTAAT